TATATATTTTTAATTTCAAAATTATTTTGTATTTTTTGAGATATTAAAATTTCATTATTATTTATTATATTTAATATATCATTCTCAATAACTATTTTAAATAATTTATATTTGTCTTTATTTAGAATATTATTTTTACATGAAGAAAATATTTCAATGTTATTTTCTCTTATAACTGATTTTGTGTTACTCCAACCACCTAACACAATTTCATATTCTGTGTTATTATTGGTTATTTTAATGTGTGCGTCATTAGATGCTTTCACATTTAATTCAAATGAATTAGTATGTAATATAGGGGTAATTAAAATATAATTTCCTTCTTGACTACTAGATGTTCTTCTTAAATTACTAATACTTTTTAAATATTCTTCATCGTGTAAATTTCTTGTATTATTCCAAAAATGAACTTCATCAATTATATGTAAATCTAATGCTTTTTGTAAGTATTTGTTTAGTATTTTTAAATTCGCTTCTCTACCTGAAAATATAGAAATTATATTCATATATATATTACTAATATTATTTAAGTTGCATAAGTTAACCCACAATTTCCAGACATAAAAGTCAATAAATTAACTCTTTCTTCAAATAAATACAAATTATAATTATAATCATAAATTCTCCATGTAGGTTTGTTTACACCAATGACTCCTCCATTTAATGGATCGCAAATGGTTAATGTTTGTGCTAAAGGATCTAATGGAGGAGTAATGGTAACAATTTCAAATTCAATCGTATTAAATCGACTCATATTAATTGCACCCGAAGGTTGTAAATCCGCATTGTTGCTATGAATACAAAAATTATAACAATACAACCCATCCGGTGCATCTCCAGTAGTGCGAGTATATTTTTCTATATAATTAAATATACCCGCAGGTTGTGTATTTTCACGATAAGAGCCATCCAATAAAATTCCCAATGTTAACAAAATATTTTTTTCATTGTCAAACGAAAAATTGTTTGTAATCATCCATCCAGTCAATAAACCATTTGGATTTACACCTGGACCTATCAGTACTTCTTGAGTTGTATTACCTGATTTTCTTAGAATGGGATAAGTTCCTTCTGTTTTAGCAGCTATGATATCATTGGGTAAGTAATTATAAGGCCAATTTGTGTAATTACTCCATTCATTTCTTAAGTTGACATCACTTCTTTGAAAATAAAACAAATAACTAGAAACCAAACCCACAGAATCTAGTTTTACACGATTCGACCCAGTAACATTAAAAAACTGATACTCATGAACTTGTTTAAACAAATACTTTTGTTCTTGTAAAGCAAACAAACGTTGTTCTTGATCGGATAAAAAACAATAAGTACAATTTAAGTGTATATCCGCATTCCATAAAACACGTAAATCGGAATAAGAATCAATACCTAATTCTACATCTGGAGGTGGTTGAAGAAATCGATACAATTGCATATAAAATAAATTAAAATTAGGTGAAACATAAGGAAATTGATTTACTTCATCCAATACATCACGAATTTGAAATAATTCATTAATAGGACGAAAAGTAACATTAATATACAATTCATTGTATTGTAATGAAGCCAAAGGAAAAGCCATTTGACTTTTTAAGGTAAACCAAGTATTAATAGGTATATATAAAACAGACCCACGTATAGAAGGTTCAGAGCCATTTAATGTATTATTATAATAAGCATTTGGATACATATTCACTCTTCCTCCTGAATTGGCTGGATCATTTAATTCAGGAACATTACCAGTCATTTTATCAAATAAATGTTTTTTTGTTCCATTAAAATCCCTTTCTACGGAAGCTAACAAATAAGAACCAGAATATTTTTGTATGGTTGTATTTCCACATGTAACAGAAATTTCAGAAATCATTTGGGCTCCTAAATTTTCTATCCAACGAAATTCATAAGGCGCCCACATTCCTTGAGATAAATCACCATTATAAGCATTTTGTTGTACGGGTGGAAAAATAGGACTCCATATATTTGGTAACTGCACGGATATATACGTATCCATTAATAAATCAGCATATCTAGGAATTTTAAATTGAAAATAAGAAGGTTCTGTTAAACGTAATGTTTTGGCTCCTTCAAAATCAACACGAAATTTTTGTAATCCAAAATTTGTATATTTTGAATAAGAACTTTTAAAAAAAGTTTTTGTAGGATTACCATTTAATATCACATTTTGTTGTCCCATAGATACTAAATTTAATAACCCACCAGCCATTATAAATTATACAACGAATATTTTTAAGTTGTAATATATAAATATGCAAGATACCAAAGTCTATTCACCTTCTGCAGTTCGAGTTCCAGTTCAAGCTTCTAATGTACTAATTCAACCTTTACAAGTTCCCAAAAGTTCTAATGGTATATCCAATTATCTTCTTTTATTTATTTATATAGTTTGTGCTCTTTTAATTCTACTTCCTGTATCTTACTATATTTATGCAGCAACTACACAGAAATCAAGTGATTGTAGTAATTTTGATATTATGTTTGCTGGTAAAAATACACATATTCAACCCATAGATAATACCTATACAAATGCTTTAAGAGATTATTATATTAAATCAGCTTATAATTGTTGTTGTCCTGGAAATTATAAAAATGATTTTGTAGAATTATGTGCTTTAAAAGATATTTTAAAACAAGGAGTACGATGGTTGGATATAGAGGTATTTTCTGTCAACAATAAACCAGTCATTGCAGCATCTACAACAGATAATTATTTTGAAAAAGAAACTTATAATTCTATTCCCTTTCAAGACTTTTTATCCTGTATTAATCAAAATGCTTTTAGTGATGCATCACCCAATCCTTCCGATCCTCTTTTTATTCATATTCGTTTTAAAAGTAATAATCCAGAAATGTATAATGCATTAACCAATATTGTGAAAGATAATATTAGTAGCAGTCGATTGTTACCCGATCAATATAATTATGGATATCGTGTTTTAAATAGTAATCCTGTTTATTTAGAAAATTTAACTGCGGTTCCATTGAATACATTTCTCAATAAAATTGTTTTTGTTGTATCTACCACAAATGACTATTTTTTAAAAACACCTTTTTATGAATATGTAAATTTGTTATCCAATACTCGTTATTGTCAATTATTAACACAAGATGAAGTAAAATTTAATCCGGATATTGATGAATTAAAAATTCAAAATCGACAATATATGACGTTTGAAACACCTAATAATAACAATTATAATCCGAATTGTCCTGATAGTGATGCGGCTAGAACTTTAGGAATACAATGCGTAGGAATGAGATATAATATAAACAACACAGGTTTATTAATGATGAACGAAGAATTTTTTGATAGAAATGGATACGCTTTTGTGTTAAAACCAGAAAGTTTAAGATACATTCCAGAAATCGTTACTGCAGTGGAAATAACAAAAGATATTTCTATTGCTTCACGCCCCGTAGAATTTGCGGGAGGTATAAAAGGTTTAGTATAATTTATATTATAATATTATGAAGAAACACATCAAAAAACCTACTATTTGCAAAGACATGAATATAAGTGAATGTGAATTACAAATTGTTCGTTTATCAGTAGACAAAGCTGAAAAAAGATTAGGAGCAAGAGTCGCTCAATCCAATGAAATGAAACAAATTATTCATATTTTAGAAGATTTTCTTCAAAGAAAAAAATTAATTTGTTATGGTGGAACAGCTATCAATAATATATTACCTAAAACAGAACGATTTTATGATGATAGTGTAGAAGTACCCGATTATGATTTTTTTTCTTATACACCTATTGAAGATGCCAAAGAATTATCCAATATTTATTATAAACATAACTTTACAGAAGTCGAAGCCAAGTCCGGACAACATCATGGAACCTATAAAGTATTTGTTAATTTTATGGCTATTGCAGATATTACTTTTATTCCCAAAGAATTGTTTGTTAATTTAAAAAAGACCGCGATTAAAATAGATGGTATTTATTATGCTCCTCCAAATTATTTAAGAATGAGTATGTTTTTGGAATTGTCACGACCCAATGGGGATGTTTCAAGATGGGAAAAAGTGTTTAAAAG